TGCATGGTGTAAATATGTTGGTTGGGGATCTAGAAGAGTTCTTGACCGACTTAAGTATGAAGAAGCACAAGCAAAATTTATTGCTAGAAGAGCTGCTAGATCTGTTGCAATGAAGAAAATGGGTTTAGCTAGAGCTGATCCTGATTTCCCTCGATATATAGTTGGAAAAACTCAAATGAAATTAAAGAGTACTACTATTAAAGATGCATCTGCGTTACAAACAACATTGACAATGGATGATGAATATCTATTTGAAATGGGTCACGTAGGAGTGTATCTTTTAGACGCAATTATTGATAGTTTACCTCCGTATGTATATTTACATGCTAAGAAAACTTTCGGTGACATGGCAAATTTTGTTGCTGAATATTATGCTGTAGATGAGTACTGGGAGAGTGATTTGACTCAACAAGAGCAATCAATGAGAGGTGGTGCTTTGCAATTTACGTTGAGATTAATGGAGCATTTCTCAATTCCAGGTGATAAAATCGATTACTTTAAGAAGATGAAGCTGAACACAAAAGTTGGACGATTTGTGTTAGCTTTACAAACTGCTTCAGGAGAAATATTCACATGGTTAATCAATACTTTAGGAAATGGTTCTAGAATTGCTTTAAAATACAATTTGAAACCTGGAGATCCTATGATGTTAACTGGTGATGATTCCTTAACAAATCGATCTTTAAGGGAAAGACCTGATTGGAAACAATGGGAACCTTATGATTTTGCGACTGAAAAGAGTGAGACTAATCAAGGAAGAGGGACATTTGCTTCATTTGTTGTTAGTAAAGGCAGGGTTTTCAAGAATCCTGAAATACTATTAAGACGATTGATGGTAGCAGAAAGTAGAGGGAAAATTTTGGATGTTTTACCTGGATATTTCTTAGAATGGCTCTCGATTTATTCATTGTCAGAACATTTACATGAATTGTTGACTGATATAGAGATGGAAGCTCATAATATTCTTCAACATTATTTCTTCAACTCAAGACGAAGATTGAAAGTAAATGTTAAATTCAACTGGGATAAGATAGTTGGAATTGATGAGGATCAAGTTAATTTGAAGCCATATGAGGTGTTGTTTAACTATACAGAGATATTTTCAGAACTGATATTTCAAGAAGATGCGGACACAACTTATGATGCTGATGATGAATATTAGCGTTAAAGGATTCATTTAGATCGTATACCGATCAAGTTCCGTTAAAACTATGTCAGAAATTGAAGATAAGGTAGTACC